CATAGTCGTGACTTTTTTAGACAACTTAGACAAAACGTGTCTTGTCTAAGACAGAAAAAGCATATATCTAAGATATATGGGTTTGGATAGGGGTGACTTGGACAGTACAGGTTGTACAGAACAGGGGGGTTAAAAACCACCC